ACCCTACAAACTAATCGATCCAATATGGAAAGAATTCACGTTGACTTAGATGCTGACAGCCCGTATGTCAAGTCGTTACAGCGGACGTTTCCACAATTTGAGATCGAAGCAAGGCAGGTCACTGACAATGACCATGCCAATGCCAGAGCGTTTTCGCATGTGGCAACAAAGCTCATTGAGAGCGAAGTCGACCGGGACCAAGTTATCTTGGACATTGGAAGTGCGCCCGTCAGACATGCACATTCCAATCACCGCTATCATTGTATCTGCCCTATGATAAGCGCTGAAGACCCGGACAGACTACAACGGTATGCAGAAAGACTTAAGAAAAGTGACATTACCGACAAGAACATAGCCTCTAAGGCGGCAGACCTGCTGGAAGTCATGTCAACACCAGACGCAGAGACTCCATCTCTGTGTATGCACACAGACGCCACGTGTAGGTACTTTGGAAGTGTAGCAGTATACCAAGATGTGTACGCAGTCCATGCACCGACATCAATCTACCACCAGGCGCTTAAAGGAGTTAGGACAATTTACTGGATAGGCTTTGACACGACCCCTTTTATGTACAAAAACATGGCAGGTTCCTACCCTACTTACAACACGAACTGGGCTGACGAGAGAGTATTGGAAGCACGTAACATTGGCCTCGGTAACTCAGATCTTCAGGAGAGCAGGCTTGGAAAACTCTCAATCCTTAGGAAGAAGAGGCTCCAACCTACTAATAAGATCATATTCTCGGTTGGTTCAACAATCTACACAGAAGATAGATCACTGTTACGTAGCTGGCATCTTCCAAACGTGTTCCACTTGAAAGGAAAGTCTAACTTCACAGGTAGATGTGGGACCATTGTCAGCTGTGAAGGGTACGTCATCAAAAAGATAACGATCAGCCCAGGACTATACGGTAAAGTTGAGAACTTGGCGTCCACAATGCATCGCGAGGGTTTCTTGAGTTGCAAAGTCACAGATACGCTGCGCGGCGAGAGGGTTTCTTTTGCTGTGTGTACGTATGTACCAGCCACACTTTGCGATCAGATGACAGGGATTCTGGCAACTGACGTTAGTGTGGATGACGCACAAAAACTATTGGTTGGGCTCAACCAAAGGATTGTCGTCAATGGTAGGACGCAAAGAAATACTAACACAATGCAGAACTATCTATTACCAGTGGTCGCCCAGGCGTTTTCCAGGTGGGCGCGTGAACATCGTGCCGACTTGGACGACGAGAAAGAACTAGGGGTGCGGGAGCGCACTCTTACTATGGGCTGCTGCTGGGCTTTCAAGACCCAGAAAATCACATCCATCTACAAGAAGCCTGGTACGCAAACAATTAAGAAAGTACCTGCCGTCTTTGACTCATTTGTGATTCCACGCCTTACCAGCCACGGGCTCGATATGGGCTTCCGCCGTAGGCTCAAGCTGCTGCTTGAACCAACTGTCAAACCCGCACCGGCTATTACAATGGCCGATGTGGAGCATCTGCGTGGCTTACAGCAAGAAGCTGAAGAAGTGGCTGCAGCGGAAGAGATCAGAGAAGCCCTGCCACCCTTGCTCCCTGAAATAGAAAAAGAGACCGTAGAGGCAGAAGTAGACCTCATTATGCAAGAGGCAGGAGCAGGTAGCGTGGAGACACCACGAGGACACATCAGGGTGACAAGTTACCCAGGCGAAGAGAAGATTGGGTCTTACGCTATACTTTCACCCCAGGCGGTATTGAATAGTGAAAAACTGGCGTGTATCCACCCATTGGCGGAACAAGTACTGGTAATGACTCACAAAGGTAGGGCAGGGAGATACAAAGTCGAGCCATACCACGGTAAGGTCATTGTACCAGAAGGGACGGCGGTCCCTGTTCAAGACTTCCAGGCATTGAGTGAGAGCGCTACGATCGTTTTCAACGAGAGGGAGTTCGTAAACAGATACCTGCACCACATCGCAATCAACGGAGGAGCGCTAAACACTGACGAAGAGTACTATAAGACTGTAAAGACTCAGGACACAGACTCAGAATACGTCTTCGATATTGACGCACGAAAGTGTGTTAAGCGAGAAGACGCAGGTCCCTTGTGCCTAACCGGTGATCTGGTAGATCCACCATTTCACGAGTTTGCGTACGAGAGTCTCAAGACACGACCAGCAGCACCTCACAAAGTCCCAACCATCGGAGTCTATGGAGTGCCAGGTTCAGGTAAATCTGGAATCATCAAAAGCGCTGTGACTAAGAAAGATCTGGTTGTGAGTGCGAAGAAGGAAAACTGCGCAGAAATCATCAGGGATGTAAGGAGGATGAGACGTATGGATGTTGCTGCTAGGACTGTCGATTCAGTGCTTCTAAATGGGGTTAAGCACCCCGTTAACACTCTGTACATTGATGAGGCATTTGCCTGCCATGCAGGGACGCTGCTGGCACTGATTGCCATCGTCAAACCTAAGAAAGTGGTATTGTGCGGGGACCCAAAACAATGCGGCTTCTTTAACATGATGTGCCTGAAAGTACATTTTAACCATGACATATGCACTGAAGTGTACCATAAAAGCATCTCTAGGAGGTGCACACAGACTGTAACCGCCATCGTCTCCACGCTCTTCTACGACAAGCGAATGAAGACGGTTAACCCATGTGCTGATAAAATCATCATAGATACCACAGGGACCACAAAGCCGCACAAAGATGATCTGATTCTAACCTGTTTCAGAGGATGGGTGAAACAGCTACAGATTGACTACAAAAATCACGAAATCATGACTGCGGCTGCATCGCAAGGACTTACGCGGAAAGGCGTTTATGCTGTCAGGTACAAAGTCAACGAGAATCCACTCTACTCGCAGACTTCTGAGCACGTGAACGTGTTACTTACACGCACAGAAAAACGCATTGTCTGGAAGACGCTAGCTGGTGATCCCTGGATAAAGACACTTACAGCTAAATATCCCGGGGATTTCACGGCTTCATTGGACGACTGGCAGCGCGAACACGACGCCATTATGGCACGCGTTCTTGATAAGCCGCAGACAGCTGATGTGTTCCAGAATAAGGTGAACGTCTGCTGGGCGAAGGCTTTAGAGCCAGTCTTGGCCACGGCCAACATTGTGCTGACGAGACAGCAGTGGGAGACGTTGCACCCATTCAAGCATGACAGAGCGTACTCACCTGAAATGGCACTGAACTTCTTTTGCACCAGGTTCTTTGGAGTAGACCTGGACAGTGGGTTATTTTCCGCTCCTACCGTCGCACTTACTTACAGGGATCAGCACTGGGATAACTCGCCAGGGAAGAACATGTATGGGCTTAATAGAGAGGTAGCAAAGGAGTTGTCACGGCGATATCCGTGCATCACAAAAGCGGTTGACACAGGCAGGGTAGCTGATATAAGGAATAATACCATCAAGGACTACTCTCCAACAATTAATGTGGTTCCATTAAATCGCCGGTTGCCCCACTCGTTGATCGTTGACCACAAAGGACAGGGTACAACTGATCACAGCGGATTCCTATCTAAGATGAAGGGCAAATCTGTGTTGGTGATCGGCGATCCTATCAGCATTCCAGGGAAGAAAGTAGAGTCCATGGGTCCATTGCCCACTAATACCATCAGGTGTGATCTCGATTTGGGAATACCTAGCCATGTCGGTAAATATGACATTATCTTTGTCAATGTTAGGACCCCGTACAGGAACCATCACTACCAACAGTGCGAGGATCACGCTATCCACCACAGCATGCTAACGTGTAAGGCTGTCCACCACCTGAACACTGGCGGAACATGTGTGGCTATAGGGTATGGGCTTGCTGATCGCGCAACCGAGAATATCATCACTGCGGTGGCACGCTCATTTAGGTTTACCCGTGTCTGTCAGCCTAAGAACACTGCCGAAAATACTGAGGTTCTCTTCGTGTTCTTCGGCAAGGACAACGGCAACCACACACATGACCAGGACAGACTCGGTGTAGTGCTTGACAACATCTATCAAGGGTCAACCAGGTACGAGGCAGGGAGAGCTCCAGCGTACAGAGTGATCAGAGGTGACATTAGCAAGAGCGCTGACCAAGCTATCGTTAATGCTGCTAATAGCAAAGGTCAACCAGGTTCCGGAGTGTGCGGTGCACTGTACCGAAAATGGCCGGCTGCTTTTGATAGACAGCCAATAGCTGTCGGGACGGCTAGACTTGTGAAGCACGAACCGCTCATCATACATGCTGTAGGACCCAATTTTTCTAAGATGCCGGAACCGGAGGGCGACCTTAAGCTCGCAGCTGCCTACATGAGCATAGCGTCCATCGTCAACGCTGAGCGGATTACAAAAATATCAGTACCGCTACTGTCAACCGGCATCTATTCTGGTGGCAAAGATCGAGTGATGCAATCATTGCATCACCTGTTCACTGCTTTCGACACTACGGATGCCGATGTCACCATATATTGCTTGGATAAACAATGGGAGACCAGGATAATCGAGGCCATTCACCGCAAAGAAAGCGTCGAAATTCTGGATGATGACAAGCCAGTAGACATTGACTTGGTCAGGGTCCACCCAAACAGCTCTTTGGCAGGCAGACCAGGTTACTCCGTCAATGAGGGCAAGTTGTATTCATACCTGGAAGGTACACGATTCCATCAGACCGCCAAGGACATTGCCGAAATCCATGCAATGTGGCCCAACAAATCTGAGGCTAATGAGCAGATTTGCTTGTACATCCTGGGGGAGAGTATGTCCAGCATCCGCTCCAAATGCCCAGTAGAGGAGTCAGAGGCGTCTGCTCCACCTCACACACTTCCATGCCTGTGTAATTACGCTATGACGGCTGAGCGCGTATACAGGTTGCGCTCTGCGAAGAAAGAACAGTTCGCCGTATGCTCATCATTCCTGTTGCCGAAGTACAGGATCACAGGCGTGCAGAAGCTACAGTGCAGCAAACCAGTCCTGTTTTCAGGCGTCGTACCACCGGCTGTACACCCCAGGAAGTACGCGGAAATAATTCTAGAAACGCCACCACCGCCAGCAACGACAACCGTAATATGTGAACCAACTGTGCCAGAACGTATACCCAGTCCGGTGATTTCTAGAGCACCAAGTGCGGAATCACTGCTATCGCTTGGCGGCGTCTCGTTCTCTAGCTCTGCCACACGCTCGTCAACCGCCTGGAGCGACTATGACAGGCGGTTTGTGGTTACAGCTGATGTGCATCAAGCGAACACGTCTACGTGGAGCATCCCTAGTGCTCCTGGCTTGGACGTCCAGCTGCCTTCTGACGTCACTGATTCCCACTGGAGTATTCCAAGTGCATCAGGCTTTGAAGTGAGAACACCATCTGTACAGGACCTAACTGCGGAGTGTGCGAAGCCTCGTGGACTGGCCGAAATAATGCAAGACTTCAATACTGCTCCTTTCCAGTTTCTTTCGGACTACAGACCAGTACCGGCACCACGGAGACGCCCCATCCCATCACCTAGATCGACGGCTTCCGCACCTCCAGTTCCAAAGCCACGCAGGACTAAGTACCAACAACCACCAGGAGTCGCTAGAGCGATCTCAGAAGCGGAGTTGGACGAGTACATCCGTCAACACTCCAACTGACGGTATGAAGCGGGAGCGTATATTTTCTCATCGGAAACAGGCCAAGGTCACCTTCAACAGAAATCAGTACGTCAATGTAAACTACAAGAACCTATATTGGATCGGGCCGTCCATGAGAAGTATTACGCCCCGCGCCTCGATCTCGAAAGAGAGAAAATGTTACAGAAGAAACTGCAATTATGCGCCTCTGAAGGAAATAGAAGCAGGTATCAATCACGAAAAGTAGAAAATATGAAAGCAATTACAGCGGAGCGACTCATTTCTGGATTGGGCACATATCTATCATCAGAAGTGAATCCTGTCGAGTGTTACAGAGTCAATTATCCTGTACCAATCTACTCGTCAACGGTAATTAACAGGTTTACATCTGCAGAGGTCGCGGTTAAAACGTGCAACTTAGTTATCCAAGAGAATTACCCTACAGTAGCCAGTTATTGTATAACAGATGAATACGATGCGTATCTTGACATGGTGGACGGCGCATCGTGCTGTCTAGATACAGCCACTTTTTGTCCGGCTAAACTGAGAAGCTACCCAAAGAAGCATAGCTATTTGCAGCCAGAGATAAGATCAGCCGTCCCATCGCCTATACAGAATACATTACAAAATGTATTGGCTGCAGCTACTAAAAGGAATTGCAACGTTACCCAAATGCGAGAATTACCTGTCTTAGATTCGGCGGCATTTAATGTTGATTGTTTCAAGAAATACGCATGCAATGATGAGTACTGGGATACCTTTCGCGATAACCCTATTCGGCTAACTACAGAGAACGTTACGCAATATGTGACAAAGCTGAAAGGGCCGAAAGCAGCAGCATTGTTTGCGAATACTCATAATCTAAAACCGTTGCAGGAGATACCAATGGATCAATTCGTCATGGATCTAAAGAGAGATGTCAAAGTTACTCCCGGCACGAAACATACAGAGGAGCGGCCTAAGGTGCAGGTTATTCAGGCTGCAGATCCCCTTGCTACCGCTTACCTTTGCGGGATCCATCGGGAATTAGTCCGTAGACTGAATGCGGTGCTTCTGCCAAATATCCATACTCTCTTCGACATGTCAGCGGAAGATTTTGATGCGATTATTGCTGAACATTTCCACCACGGCGACCCAGTATTGGAAACGGACATCGCGTCGTTTGATAAAAGCGAAGACGACGCTATCGCCATTTCGGCGTTGATGATCCTTGAGGACTTAGGTGTCGACCAACCGCTCTTAGATTTGATAGAGGCGGCGTTCGGCAATATCACATCTGTGCACCTACCTACAGGAACGAGGTTTAAATTTGGTGCCATGATGAAATCCGGTATGTTCTTAACGCTGTTTGTCAACACACTAGTCAATATCATGATTGCTAGCAGAGTACTACGTGAACGGTTAACCACGTCAGCGTGCGCGGCCTCTATCGGCGACGATAACATAGTGCATGGTGTCGTCTCCGACACCTTGATGGCGGAGAGATGCGCCACTTGGCTGAACATGGAAGTAAAAATTATTGATGCAGTTATTGGTATCAAAGCACCCTACTTCTGTGGGGGATTTATCCTGGTGGACCAGATAACAGGCACAGCCTGCAGAGTCGCAGACCCTCTAAAAAGGCTTTTTAAGCTTGGAAAACCATTGCCAGTCGATGATACCCAAGACTGCGACCGCCGCCGGGCACTGCATGATGAAGCAATGCGATGGAACAGAATTGGAATTACGGACGAGTTAGTGAAGGCCGTAGAATCCAGATACGAGATCATACTGGCAGGCCTGATCATCACGTCTCTGTCCACGTTAGCCGAAAGCGTTAAGAACTTCAAGAGCATAAGAGGGAGCCCAATCACCCTCTACGGCTGACCTAAATAGGTGACGTAGTAGACACGCACCTACCCACCGGCAGAATGTTTCCATACCCTCAGCTGAACTTTCCACCAGTTTACCCTACAAATCCGATGGCTTACCGAGATCCAAACCCTCCTAGGCGCCGCTGGAGGCCGTTTCGGCCCCCGCTGGCTGCTCAAATCGAAGATCTTAGGAGGTCGATAGTCAACTTGACTTTCAAACAACGATCACCTAATCCGCCGCCAGGTCCACCGCCAAAGAAGAAGAAGAGTGCTCCTAAGCCAAAACCTACTCAGCCTAAAAAGAAGAAGCAGCAAGCCAAGAGGACGAAACGCAAGCCTAAACCAGGGAAACGACAACGTATGTGTATGAAGTTGGAGTCGGACAAGACATTTCCGATCATGCTGAACGGCCAAGTGAATGGATATGCCTGCGTTGTCGGAGGAAGGCTGATGAAACCACTCCACGTTGAAGGAAAAATTGATAATGAGCAATTAGCGGCCGTGAAATTGAAGAAGGCTAGCATGTACGACTTGGAGTACGGCGACGTTCCCCAGAACATGAAATCAGACACGCTGCAGTACACCAGCGACAAACCACCGGGCTTCTACAACTGGCACCACGGCGCAGTCCAGTATGAGAATGGGAGATTTACCGTACCGAGAGGAGTGGGCGGGAAAGGCGACAGCGGAAGACCGATCCTGGACAACAGAGGCAGAGTTGTGGCTATTGTTCTAGGAGGTGCAAATGAGGGCACGCGTACGGCGCTTTCAGTGGTCACTTGGAACCAGAAAGGGGTGACCATTAGGGATACCCCCGAAGGTTCTGAACCGTGGTCACTAGTTACAGCGCTATGCGTGCTTTCGAATGTCACGTTCCCATGCGACAAACCACCCGTGTGCTATTCACTGACGCCAGAACGAACACTCGACGTGCTCGAAGAGAACGTCGACAATCCAAATTACGACACGCTGCTGGAGAACGTCTTGAAATGTCCATCACGCCGGCCCAAACGAAGCATTACCGATGACTTCACACTGACCAGTCCCTACCTGGGGTTCTGCCCGTATTGCAGACACTCAACGCCGTGTTTCAGCCCAATAAAAATTGAGAACGTGTGGGACGAATCTGATGATGGATCGATTAGAATCCAGGTCTCGGCACAATTCGGCTACAATCAGGCAGGCACTGCGGATGTCACCAAATTCCGTTACATGTCTTTCGACCACGACCATGACATCAAGGAAGACAGTATGGAGAAAATAGCTATCAGCACATCTGGACCCTGCCGTCGTCTTGGCCACAAAGGGTACTTCCTGTTAGCTCAATGTCCTCCAGGTGACAGTGTAACCGTCAGTATCACGAGCGGAGCATCTGAGAATTCATGCACCGTGGAGAAAAAGATCAGGAGGAAGTTTGTCGGTAGAGAGGAGTACTTGTTCCCACCCGTCCATGGAAAGCTGGTAAAGTGCCACGTTTACGATCACTTGAAGGAGACGTCTGCCGGGTACATAACCATGCACAGGCCAGGCCCACACGCGTATAAGTCCTATCTGGAGGAAGCGTCAGGCGAAGTGTACATTAAACCACCTTCTGGCAAGAACGTCACCTACGAATGTAAGTGTGGCGACTACAGCACAGGTATCGTGAGCACGCGAACGAAGATGAACGGCTGCACTAAAGCAAAACAGTGCATTGCCTACAAGAGCGACCAAACGAAATGGGTCTTCAACTCGCCGGATCTTATTAGGCACACAGACCACTCAGTGCAAGGTAAATTGCACATTCCATTCCGCTTGACACCGACAGTCTGCCCGGTTCCGTTAGCTCACACGCCTACAGTCACGAAGTGGTTCAAAGGCATCACCCTCCACCTGACTGCAATGCGACCAACATTGCTGACAACGAGAAAATTGGGGCTGCGAGCAGACGCAACAGCAGAATGGATTACAGGGTCTACATCCAGGAATTTTTCTGTGGGGCGAGAAGGGCTGGAGTACGTATGGGGTAACCATGAACCAGTCAGAGTCTGGGCCCAGGAGTCGGCACCAGGCGACCCACATGGATGGCCGCATGAGATCATCATCCACTATTATCATCGGCATCCAGTCTACACTGTCATTGTGCTGTGTGGTGTCGCTCTTGCTATCCTGGTAGGCACTGCATCATCAGCAGCTTGCATCGCCAAAGCAAGAAGAGACTGCCTGACGCCATACGCGCTTGCACCGAACGCAACGGTACCCACAGCATTAGCGGTTTTGTGCTGCATTCGGCCAACCAACGCTGAAACATTTGGAGAAACTTTGAACCATCTGTGGTTTAACAACCAACCGTTTCTCTGGGCACAGTTGTGCATTCCTCTGGCAGCGCTTGTTATTCTGTTCCGCTGCTTTTCATGCTGCATGCCTTTTTTATTGGTTGCAGGCGTCTGCCTGGGGAAGGTAGACGCCTTCGAACATGCGACCACTGTGCCAAATGTTCCGGGGATCCCGTATAAGGCGTTGGTCGAACGCGCAGGTTACGCGCCACTTAACCTGGAGATCACGGTCGTCTCATCGGAATTAACACCTTCAACTAACAAGGAGTACGTGACCTGCAAATTCCACACAGTCATTCCTTCACCACAAGTTAAATGCTGCGGGTCCCTCGAGTGCAAGGCATCCTCAAAGGCGGATTACACATGCCGCGTTTTTGGCGGTGTGTACCCTTTCATGTGGGGAGGCGCACAATGCTTCTGTGACAGTGAGAACACACAACTGAGTGAGGCGTACGTCGAGTTCGCTCCAGACTGCACTATAGATCACGCAGTCGCACTAAAAGTTCACACAGCTGCTCTGAAAGTCGGCCTGCGTATAGTATACGGCAACACCACCGCGCACCTGGATACGTTTGTCAATGGCGTCACGCCAGGTTCCTCACGGGACCTGAAGGTCATAGCAGGGCCGATATCAGCCGCTTTTTCACCCTTTGACCATAAGGTCGTCATCAGAAAGGGGCTTGTTTACAACTACGACTTCCCTGAGTATGGAGCTATGAAACCAGGAGCGTTCGGCGATATTCAAGCATCCTCGCTTGATGCTACAGACATAGTAGCCCGCACTGACATACGGCTGCTGAAGCCTTCTGTCAAGAACATCCACGTCCCCTACACCCAAGCAGTATCAGGGTATGAAATGTGGAAGAACAACTCAGGACGACCCCTGCAAGAAACAGCACCATTTGGATGTAAAATTGAAGTGGAGCCTCTGCGAGCGTCTAACTGTGCTTACGGGCACATCCCTATCTCGATTGACATCCCTGATGCAGCTTTTGTGAGATCATCAGAATCACCAACAATTTTAGAAGTTAGCTGCACAGTAGCAGACTGCATTTATTCTGCAGACTTTGGTGGTTCTCTAACATTACAGTACAAAGCTGACAGGGAGGGACATTGTCCAGTTCACTCCCACTCCACGACAGCTGTTTTGAAGGAAGCGACCACACATGTGACTGCCGTAGGCAGCATAACACTACATTTTAGCACATCGAGCCCACAAGCAAATTTTATAGTTTCGCTATGCGGCAAGAAGTCCACCTGCAATGCTGAATGTAAACCACCGGCCGACCACATAATTGGAGAACCACATAAAGTCGACCAAGAATTCCAGGCGGCAGTTTCCAAAACATCTTGGAACTGGCTGCTTGCACTGTTTGGGGGAGCATCATCCCTCATTGTTGTAGGACTTATAGTGTTGGTCTGCAGCTCTATGCTTATAAACACACGTAGATGACTGAGCGCGGACACTGACATAGCGGTAAAACTCGATGTACTTCCGAGGAAGCGTGGTGCATAATGCCACGCGCCGCTTGACACTAAAACTCGATGTATTTCCGAGGAAGCACAGTGCATAATGCTGTGCAGTGTCACATTAATCGTATATCACACTACATATTAACAACACTATATCACTTTTATGAGACTCACTATGGGTCTCTAATATACACTACACATATTTTACTTAAAAACACTATACACACTTTATAAATTCTTTTATAATTTTTCTTTTGTTTTTATTTTGTTTTTAAAATTTC